TTAGATTATTCAAGTAATGATGCAATTGAAGAGTTTACAGTAGAGATGCAGTATCAGTGGTACGATACAATGGATCCTCTTGCTCAAACTCAGGTTGGTACAGGTGTATAAATAGTAAAGATAATATTTTCAAAACTTTATATTAATGGCAACTTCTAACAGTAAGTTATTTGGATTTAAGTTACCTGCGGTTTCAAAGGACGACAAGTCAAAGGCTGTCGTCTCCCCGATTCCGTCTAACGAAGAAGACAAATCGGATTTTTATATCTCCAGTGGTTTCTACGGTCAATACGTAGATATTGAAGGTGTATACAAAAACGAACAAGACCTGGTTCGTAGATACAGAGAAATGTGTTTACATCCAGAGTGTGATAGTGCGATTGAAGATGTCGTGAATGAAGCGATTGTATCGGATTTAGATGATTCTCCTGTAGAAGTTGAGTTATCTAATTTAGATGCATCAGATAAATTAAAAGAAATAATTAGAACAGAATTTAAACATATTAAAAAACTTTTAGGATTTGACAGAAAGTGTCATGAGATTTTTAGAACTTGGTATATTGATGGAAGAGTATATTACCATAAAGTAATTGATCTAAAAAAACCACAAGAAGGAATTCAAGAAGTAAGGTATATCGACCCGTTAAAGATTCGATTAATTAGAAAACAAGAACAACTTGGTCCTAATTTTCAATCACCAATTATTACAGATAAACAGAATGATATAAAAGCATATGAAACTCCAAAAATAGAGGAGTATTATTTGTATGATCCTAGTGCTGCATCAAAATCAGCAGGTTATATGCCAACTAGAGGTAATAATAAAACGATTAAAATTGCAAAAGATGCAATTACATATTGTACATCAGGACTTGTAGATCGTAATAAGCAAACAGTATTATCATATTTACATAAAGCAATTAAGTCTCTTAACCAATTAAGAATGGTTGAGGATAGTCTTGTTATATACAGATTATCAAGAGCACCAGAAAGAAGAATATTTTATATTGATGTTGGTAATCTTCCTAAGATAAAGGCAGAGCAGTATCTTCGTGACGTAATGAATCGTTATCGTAATAAACTAGTATACAATGCTGATACTGGTGAGATTCGTGATGATCGTAAATACATGGCAATGCTTGAAGATTTCTGGTTACCTAGAAGAGAGGGTGGAAGAGGAACTGAGATTACAACATTACCTGGTGGACAAAACCTTGGAGAACTTACTGATATTGAGTATTTCCAAAGTAAACTTTATAAGTCATTAAATGTTCCGTCAAGTAGATTAGATAGTCAAGGTGGATTCAATTTAGGTCGTTCATCAGAAATCTTAAGAGATGAACTTAAGTTTACTAAGTTTGTAGGTAGATTACGTAAGAGATTTTCACAAGTCTTTATGGATATGCTTAAGACTCAGTTGATTCTTAAAAATATTATTACTCCTGATGATTGGGAAGAATTAAGTGATCATATTCAATTTGATTTCTTATATGATAATCATTTTTCAGATTTAAAAGCAAATGAATTACTTCAAGAACAACTAGGTGTAGTTGCTGCAATGGAACCATATATGGGTAAGTATTTCTCTGCACATTATGTTAGAACTAAAGTTTTGAAACAGACAGAAGATGACATCAAAGATTTAGATAGAGAGATGGAGGAAGAAATAGAAGCAGGTATTATACCTGATCCAAATATGCCAGTTGATCCAAATAGTGGAATGCCTGTTGATCAAATCGCAGATCCAACTCAAAATCCAAATTCAGATATGAGTATGGGTAAACCTGTGAATGAGCCAGATTTAGATTCTAGCAGCAATAAAGCAACTGATGTAGGGAGCTCCAAAGCAACAGATATCAAGATGCCAAAGGGCGGAGAGATATAAATAAGTTATAGTTATTTTGTGACACAATGGATGATTTAATTGATTTGATGATTGACAACGAGTCACCGTCAGACATTAGCGATAGGATAAAAGATATGCTATACGCTAAATCAGCAGAAAAAGTAGAGGCAGAAAGACCAAACGTGTCTGCTGGTTTATTTGGCGATGAAGCAGATGAAGTAGAAACACAAGAGGAAGAAGAATCCGATGAAACTGTTAATTAAAGGTGCCGAAGCTGCTTTGCCAACTGGGTCAGGTAGTGCATCAAATTTTGATAACGCTACTGTAGTACGTTTAGTAAACACTGTAACAAACGCAGATCATTTAGTAACCGTAGTAGAAACTCAAGGCGGAACAGTTGTTGGATCTTTTACTTTAATGAGATCAGAAAGTGTATTAGTTGAAAAACAATCTGGTCATTTTATATTTGCTGCAAATGCTGCAGTTAAGGGATCAAAAGTAGGTTACACAAATTAGAAAAATGAAATTAATCACAGAAGAAGTAGCAAGCGTAAAATTTGTCACCGAAGGTAAAGGTGCATCTAAAAAGATGTATATCGAAGGTGTATTTTTACAAGGGGGTATCAAAAACCGTAACGGAAGAATGTACCCTGTAGATACTTTGTCTCGTGAAGTAGGACGTTATAACGAATCATTTATTAAAAAAGGTCGTGCACTTGGTGAACTGGGACATCCAGATGGACCAACTGTAAACCTTGATCGTGTTTCACATAAGATTACATCACTTGTTCAAGAGGGAAATAATTTTAGAGGAAAGGCACAACTGCTTTCGACACCAATGGGTAAGATTGCATCATCTTTAATAGGTGAAGGTGTGACGCTTGGAGTTTCATCTCGTGGTATTGGTTCATTAAAAATGAATAATGAAGGTCATAATGTTGTAGGCGAAGACTTTCAATTAGCAACTGCTGCTGATATCGTAGCAGATCCATCTGCACCTGATGCATTTGTGTCTGGAATCATGGAAGGAAAAGAATGGGTTTGGGATGGAGGAATCCTTCGTGAACAACTAGCGTCCCAGACAAAAAAGAGAATAAACACTCTAGTTGACCAAAAAAGACTTGAAGAGCAGAAATTAAGTCTCTTTAATGATTTTTTATCAAATCTTTAAATTATAAATAAATATAGTCAAATTACTAAAGGTAATCGGAGAGATCAAATGTCCCGTGGAAAAAATTTACAAGAAATGGAAGTAGGCACAACTCAATCCAAGACCGCTGTAAACGCTAATGCAAAACCTGCAGAAGCGATGCCTAAGTTACAAACAGGTGGAACACCTGCAACTTATGAGGATCTTGGAGGACCTACCCCAGAAAATTACAAAGTCGATGACGACTCTGCCAAGTTCAAAGAACCTGGTGCAAGTCTATCACAAGTAAAAGACGTTATCACCAAAAATGCAAAGTCAGGTGTTAAACCTGGTGATGTACAACCTGGTGCAAAACTTACAAACGTCCCAGAAGAAGTCGAAGCAGACGAATCTGAAGAGAAAGAGGTAGTTGCCGAACAGGAAGTTTCTACTGAAGAGACAGTTGAAGAAGAAACAGTTGCTGAAGAAGAAGCACCTTCAAAACTTCGTGAGAAGATGAAGGAAGCAATTGAAGCATCCGATTCCGAAGAGGTAGTTGCTGAATCCCAAGAGGAGGAAGCAGAAGAATTAGATGTCAGCGATGACATCAATGCTCTTGTAGCTGGTGAAGAGTTATCAGAAGAGTTCCAAGAAAAAGCAAAAACAATCTTTGAAGCAGCAATTAATTCTAAAGTTGCTAAGATTGAAGAAGCATTGGAAGCCGATCATGTTAAAGCACTCACCGAAGAAGTTGCAGAGTTTAAGAATGAACTCACTGAAAGAGTTGATTCTTATCTAGAGTATGTTGCATCTGAATGGATGCAAGAAAATCAACTCGCAGTTGATCAAGGACTAAAAGGAGAATTATCCGAGTCCTTTATGACAGGTCTGAAAGGACTATTTGAAGAACATTATGTATCCGTACCTGAAGATAAATACGATGTACTTGAGAGCATGGTAAATAAACTTGATGAAATGGAAGAAAAACTCAATGAGCAAATTGACAAGAATGTTAGTTTGAACAAGAGATTAGCAGAATCTACATCGGATGGAATTTTAAGTGAAGTTTCTGAAGGACTTGCAGTCACTCAGAAAGATAAACTCGCTTCTCTTGCTGAAAGTGTTGAGTTTGAAACTGAAAACGATTACCGTGAGAAACTAGTAACATTGAGAAATTCTTATTTCCCAACAAAACAAGTAACTAGTACTCAAAGTGACGGCTCTGACTTTATTACTGAGGAAAATGGACAGGAAGTTCAGGCAACTGGGCACATGGCCAATTATCTAAGTACTCTTCAGAGAGTTGCTAAGAAGTAATTTCTACATTATAACAAACAACACTTTTACTAAAGAGGTAAATTCAAATGCAAATGTTCAATGGTGAACAACTGCAGGAGAAGTGGGCTCCATTATTAGATGCAGATAGTGCAGATCCTATTAAGGATTCACATCGCAGAATGGTTACCGCAGTTCTTCTGGAGAACCAAGAAAAATTTTTAAATGAGGAAAGAAATTTCCTTACAGAGGCACCAACTAACTTAGGAAACGCAGCAGGTGCTTCAGGTGGATTCGGTGGCGGAGCAACCGCTGGCGGTCCAGTTGCTGGTTTCGACCCAGTATTAATCAGTCTAATCAGACGTTCAATGCCTAACTTGGTCGCTTATGACCTTGCTGGTGTTCAACCAATGAACGGACCAACAGGTCTTATCTTTGCGATGAGATCACGTAGAGATTCTCAGTCAGGCGACGAGACATTCTTCGACGAAGTAAACACTGCATTCTCTGCTCAAGATGCTGGTAATGACACCACACAAGGTGCTTACACTGCACAAGCATCTGACGGATCAGCAGTTGGTTTTGGTACTACTACACCTGGTGCCAAGCATGGATCTAACCCAGGTCTTCTTAACCCATCATCAGATTCTACTCAAGACGACTACGCAGTTGGTCAGGGTATGGCAACTGGTGACTCTGAAGCACTTGGCGATGCATCTGGCAACCAGTTCAACGAGATGGCATTCTCAATCGAGAAAGTTACAGTTACTGCGAAGTC